CGAAGGTATTTATGATCAACGAGGAAATCAATGGAATCAATGATTTAGCGGGTGACTACATTGCTCCCATTGCAGTTACTGGCATTATCCTTAATATGCCTACTCTTACCGTAGATGCCGGTGCATCCATCGCGCTGAGTCCTACAATTGCTCCAGCCAACGCCACCAACCAAAAGGTTATATGGACATCCAGTGCCCCATCAGTGGCTGTTGTTGATCAAAATGGTGTTGTTACCGGTGTTGCTGCCGGAACAGCCAATATCACTGCTAAAACTGAGGATGGGGAGGAGACGGCTGTTTGTGCCGTGACCGTTACCGCTATTGCGGTGACCGCACTTGTCCTGGATGACGATGCTGAAACTATCGGTATAGGTGATGAGGTGACCCTAAAGGCTACCATAACTCCTGCCAACGCTACTGATAAAACGGTTACATGGACCACCAGCGATGCTGCTGTGGCTACCGTTACCAACGGAGTAGTGAAAGGTATTGCTGCCGGTACCGCAACGATCACCGCCACATCGTCCAACTCGAGTGTGAAAGACACATTCGCAGTGACTGTATCAGCCTGATAAGCATTTTAATGAAAGGAGCGGCTTTCGGGCCGCACCTTTTTCATATCAACAAAAAATCAATAAAAATCAATCATGATGAAAAAATACTTACAAAAGTTCGCGGGGCTCATCATTCTGGTAATTATCAGTATTGTGATTGCCCAGATCAACCTCGAATCTGGTATGGCTTTGGCCATGGCACTTCCTGTCGGCTTCGGCCCACTAAAATGGGAGTGTGGATCGGAAAATATGGGGGGATATAAAAACCGGCTACTGTTCATACCTGCCTGTCTTGTTTCTGACATTCCCGAATTGCCTGATACATCTACAATAACTGAAGCTGCAGACCTTGTTACTGCTGCCGGTGCATTTACATTCAAGGAAACAACGGATACGCCAATATTTATATATGCAACTGACAAGACAGTTCAATTGCAGGCAGAGAACCAGGGAGAAACGGACGGGCAGTCTTTCCGCCAGTTTGGCGAGTTCATGCATCCGGGATCCCAGGTTGCCGCAGCTGCATTTGCCCGTGAGGTTAACAATACTCCTGGATACCTCATACTTGAGGATCCCAATGGTGTTCAGTATATGGTTGGATCCAAAGGGTTGCCTTGTACGATCAAGCCAAGCTTTACTGGCGGCGCTGCACGTACTGACCGCAAAGGATTCCTGTTCACTTTTGAAGCCGATTCGTTTTGCCCGTTCGTGGTATTGGGAACGCCAATTGATATGGATGCTTTGGAAAACCCGGCTCCTGTTGGTCCTTAATATTTTATTCAATTCAATAGCGGGCGATATTATATTGTCCCGCTATTGGTTTTTTGCCTAAAATGAAACAATTAAAATTATGTTGACAGAAATTCAAAAATGGCTGAGTAATCCAAAGCGAAAATATGCTGATGGATTGAATTATTTCAATAGGTTTGCCTCGAAGAAACAAAAAGAATCTTTCGGGGCTTTTCTCAATGACGTGGATAATGACACTGTTCATCAATTCGGTGGATCCGGCCAGTTCCCAATCCTTATCAACCAGGTTGTATTCGTGCTTCAGCGGATAAAGACAAACCCCGACCTTTTCAAAGAGTCCATGGTAAAACCACAACCGGTTAAAAGACAAGAAGCTGCTAGAATATCAGAAGCTACTTCCCTTAGTGATATTCCCGATCAATTTGATGCCGAGAAAAAACGTTTAAAAGAGATCGTTCCGCTTATGGCAAGGATCCACGCCGATATGTCTGTTGATTCGCTGGCCGATGACAAGCGTGCCGTATTACGATCAGACCTGATCACTCTTGATGATGAAAGACGGGCAATCTGGCAAAAAATTGATACTGGTGCAGGCACACCGGAGAAATCAGAAGAAGAAAAAACAGTTGAAAAGAACATGCTTGAACTAGGGCGAAAGAGCGCACAACGGATCGGATCCTTGCGAAGCTATATCCGTCGAAACGAGGATGCCCTGAAAAAGCATTCTGCCGTAGGAAACAAAAAGAAAGCGGACAATGCCCGTATCAAGATTGAAGAGTATAAAAAGGAATTGAAAGAGCTGGAAGCGATGTTTCCTGAAGATGAAAAATAAGTTCTTTAAATATTTTCCTCAAGGCCTACTGCCCGGGAAAATAATTCCTTTCGCACATAAAGGTGATTGGGCAGTACATGAGGTGCTGCCCTTTATCTTTAGCCAGGTTGGCCCGTTTCACTTGTCGATGGCTACGTTTAATGTCAGCGAGGATAGTTTGAGGCCTATTTTCTTCATGAGAGAGCGGAATGAATTAATCAGTGTAAGGTTCCTGTTCGACACGAATGTACGTCGCCACAAACTGGACATGCTACTTTTTTCATCCAACATTGCAGACGAGATACGCACCACATCAACTCACATGAAAGTTCTTCTGTGTGAAAATAAAAAAATCTGTCTAGCACTGGTTGGAAGTGCCAACATGAACAAGAATATCAGGCATGAGGCTGGCATAATTACAACAAACAAGTCCATGTACAATTTTTATAAAGATTATTTCCAACATGTTTTTTACGGTGATTCACAGCCGTTTCAGTTAATTGGATATGAGTAAAGATCAACTTGATAAAATTGAAGAGTATGCGTCGGCACTGCTTCATCCTTGTGAGATTGCAATACTTTTAGGAATTCCTCCAAGAGAACGCAAGAAGTTCAGTGTCCGGTGCCGTAATCATGACGAATCGCCTGAATATGAAGCTTACCATCGCGGGCGATTGGATACCAAGCTTAAGCTTCGAAAAAATATAGTAAAACTGGCAATCGCCGGATCACCCGCAGCGGAACCGCTTGCTGAACAGTTTTTGCAGGAACAAATAATGGAAAAATGAAAGACGAGGCCTTTAAGAAAATAGAATCTGTTCTCTACATGAAAGAGAGTGAAGCTGCTGAACAGCTGACACCATTTGAGAATGAACGGCGTAAACGGTGGATGTATTGTATCAATCAGAAGATGGAGGATCCTCTTTTACCCGATAGAATACTGGTTGAAACACTTGAAGCCGGATACTCAGGCCTGTTTTCTCCAGTCGCCAAGTCAACAGCTTACCGTGACCTAGCTGCAGTCCAGAAGATTTTAGGCAATATCCAGTTGGCGGCGAAGAATTGGTACCGGTACATGATCATCGAGGGAGCAAAAAAAGCTTTCGATCTGGCATATACCCGAAAGGATGCGAAGGGAATGGCAGCTGCCCTGGACAAGATCGGCAAATATACCATGGCAGACAAGCCGGACAATGATTTCGACTGGTCCCAGATGATTCCGCTCGATATTGAACCATCGGCTGATCCTGATCTTCTTGAGAGCATTGAACCTATTGGAGATGTGGAATCACGTCGCCGTGAGCTTCGCGCACTGTTTAAGTCTGATTTAAAAAGCAGGGCAACAGACGCCGAGGAGGTATGAAATGACACTACACGAAGAGATACAGCAGATAAAAGAGCAAAAGAAGAAAAAATTCTTTAACCGGATGCAGCGTGAGGTTATGATGGTTCAGGCCAATAAGACCTACGTCGTAGCTGCTCGCGGAACCGGTAAATCGGAAGGTGTTGACGCACCTTTTGTTTTACGCAATGTATGGGCGATGCCGGGATCTACCGGCGCCATGATTTCTCCATCCTATGCCAAGGCATGGGGAAACACGTTGCCAGCGCTAATCAATGGACTGAAGATGTGGGGATATTATCCGGATCGTCATTATTACATTGGCCGTCGTGCACCCGACTCAGCAGGCTTCGGAAAACCCAAGCGGGAACCGCTGCGTGATGCCTGGCAAAATTGTATTCACTTCTGGAATGGTACCGTGATGATCATTCTTTCTTTTGCCAATTCCATGTCTGCAAACTCCATGTCTCTGGACTGGGTGATCGGCCCAGAGGCAAAGTTTTTGGACTACAATAAAATAAAATCAGAAGTCAATCCGGCAAACCGCGGAAACCTGGATGACTTTCCCGGATGCCCCTGGCACCACTCCGAGCTTTATACTACGGATATGCCAACCACAAAAGGCGGCCGGTGGATCCTGGACAAAGAAAACGACATGAGCCGGAATCACGTCAACCTGATAAAAACGTTGTATAAAGAGAGATCCGAATACCTGACTAAACCATCTACCGATTGGACGAAGCGGCAAATACGCGAACTTACTGATGACATTAACCGGGCACGGATTTTTCAACCGGTAAAACATCCTGATCCCCTTAACAAACAATTACGTGAGTACGCCGTGTTTTATGCAGAGTACGACGTTCTGGATAATCTAGAAGTGCTGGGTGAAGATTTTATCTGGCAAATGAAACGGGACAACCCTCCACTGATCTGGCGTACTGCATTCCTGAATGAACGTCTTTTCAGGGTAGCCAACGGCTTTTATTCCGCACTTGATGAGAAATTGCACTTCTATATTCCCAAGGATGTTAAAGAGGTTTACGGCCTCCAGTTCGATGCAGAGGATTGTCTCCTGGATGACGATCTGCAACCGTTGGAGCCATTACACATCGCTTTCGATTCGAATGCGGCTATCAGTGGAGCTTGTGTTGGGCAGAAAGATGGAGACAAGATGCGAACCCTGAAATCATTTTTTGTGAAAACACCGGAGAAGCTTCCTGAATTATGCAAGAAGATCTGCACATATTATCAAAACAAGATCAATCGCGACATCGTGTTTTATTTCGACCATACGTTTGTCTGGGAGACCGGCAAGGATGATGAGAGCTATGCAGATACCATCATCCGTGAGCTTACAGACGGAGGTCTGGACGTAACCGGTGTGTATATCGGTCAGCAGCCTCGCCACGATTGGAGACACAAGGAAATAGACCGCGCCCTTAAAGGTGGTGAGGATCTGCTTTTTCCTTTGTTCAACATGTACAATAACGAATTTCTGAAGATCGCCATGGAACAGACAGGGGTTAAAACAGGAAGTAACGGTTTTGAAAAAGACAAGGGACCGGAACGGCAACCAGATTCACCCGATAACCCGGATGAGTACAAAACACATATTACAGACGCCTGGGACACCCTTTTTGTTGGGATGAACTTCTATTACACCGAACCCACAAAGGTTGCAACTGGTGCCGTATTTTTGGGGAAATAAAGATAAAGAGAAGATTATCATTAAACTTTTTTTTATACCTTGCGGAATAATTTTACATTATTTTCTCATGAAAAAATTAGCCTTATTATTGTTTGTTTTATTATTGGTCTCTTGTCATAAAAGTGTTACTATTGACGGAATTTCATTTACGATAGAGTCTAGAGAAAAAAACTTATATTGCCACGTAATCACATCTGATACTGTAGATAATCCAGATATATTAAAGAAAAGTATATCCATGTTGGGACTTGAAAAATGCAATCTTGTTACATTTGAAAATAATAAAGGGGTTATATTTGCAGATATGACAAAGATGAATGATGGCTTTTATTATTTTAAATATGAGGCTAATTCAAAAAGTCCTATTTATTTTGATACTGGAATTATTCATGATGGCACTAAATGCGCAATTATTTCAGAAGAATTTGTAAAGTCGAAATTAAACTACCCATTAGAAAGCAGGTTTAGGACATCTACCCATGTTCATGAAGTAAAAAGTGATCAAGCAATAATATTGAATAAATTTACCACAAAGAATGCTTTTGGAGTAACCAGCGAATATGTTTATAAGATATGGATGAATTTTAATGGTGGTGAATGGGAAGATATTAATAACTGGTCATATTCAAAATTAATCATTGAAAATACTGCAACTGGAGAAAAACAACATTTTAACCGATAACCCCTAAAATATTTTGGATTTTTCTTTGTCGAATAAAAACTTATGCTGATATTTGTCATGTCAAAGTTTTTTAATTCGTAAAGGGCAATGGATATTGCCGGATGTGTCTGGCTTTTTTTATGTCCAATTCCATAAAATATATGGCGGTTTCGCCCCGTGCGTTGGCTATAATGGCCACGCAAGCCTTTTACGAAAGACTTTGACAACGGGTAGCGAAACCGTTCTTTTTTTAATGTCAAAAAAATTCGTAAATTATGAGTAAAACAAAGCTTAACAGCCCATTGATGGCCAATGTGCCATCGGCTGTAGTGAAGAAAACAATGACCGAAGCCCTGTCGGTCATGTTCGAAGAAAGTGAAGTACATTGCGAAAAGCACAAACTAGGAAACGAACTTGTCATTGTGATGATGGCAAACGGCGTATGCGCCACACTCCATGTACAGGAAATCAATCAATCCAAAACGAAAGGAGGCGTATCATGATTGTCAACATGTACGAAGATCCGTTCCTTGAAAACAATCAGGACGCAACGAATTCAACCAATGAAGAAACATCTTCCTGCCCAAATTCAGAGGTAATTATTGCCGGCGATACAGTAACACTCTCCCTCGATGAGTACTATCGTTTAACCAGACGGATAATGACCTGCTACCGTATTTTAGAATCACAACAAAGAACAATTTCAAACTTAATGTAACTATGGAAACAAAAATTTGCGTGTTTGATGAAAATGCAATCTCATTCGCTTTTGACAAAGACAATAGCATGATGATTAATGCCACAGAAATGGCAAAGGCATTTAACAAGGATCTCTATCAATTTACAAAAAGTGACCATGCAAAGGCATTCATTAATTCTTGTTTAAAACCTGCAAATGCAGGTTTATTGAGTGTAAAATCTGAAGAGGATTTGATTATTTCTCGACAGAAATCAGGTACCTGGATGCACCGTGTTTTAGCTTTGAAATTTGCAGCATGGTTATCACCCGATTTTGAAGTTTGGGTTTATTCAACTATCGAACAGCTTCTCTTCGGGAAACATGTAGAACGAGAGAAATCGTTTGAAAGAACACTGAAGCTTCAAAAAGAACTTGACACAATTAAATATAAAAAACCTGAAGACAGAACAGGAGAAGATTTCAATCGTTACCTAGATATTGAAAGGGAATTGAATAATGAGAAAGCAATCCGAAGAAATCTCACTTCCGAAAGCATCTCCGGAATGAGAAGTCTTTTTGATGATCAGGAGGATCTGGCAGAAGTTAAGTAAAATATCTTATCCAGTTGGGGTGCTGAGACCCTCAACTGGAGCTCTCATGCAAAACATTATTAAAACAATCCCCTAGTACTTTTACTGGGGGATTTTTATTGTATATCCCTCATTCATTTCTGGACCGAATTTTTTCTTCACACCATGAATATTCACTTATATCGGCTATTAAAAGCAGGTAATATCCATATATATAGACAGATAATAGCCTATATTATAAAATTCTCATCCTATTCCTATTATAAAAAACGCATCTGGTTGATTAAAAACTGAAAAAGGGCTTCAAAAGGGAAAATATTCCCTTTTGTCCCTCGAATGAGCACGCACCGCCCTATGAAAAACTTGCAGAGACAAATTTTTAGTTTTGTGTTATATGCCGCACACCCGACCAAATGTTAAAATTGAGCCGTCCCTCAAAAATCATCACACGCGTGTGATACCGATGTGATATTAACAGAAAGGTATCCTCTCCAGAGGATTTCTTTTTGTCCTTTGCTTTGATGTGAAATCGTGTTTGATTTGCAAAAACAATCGCGATGAGCAAGTTAATTAAGCAAAGCAAGTTATGGGAGATGATGGAGCGGACAGATCAGTCCGGGAATCCATTACCATTTCAACTAAAGTTTGTGAAAGAGAACGGGGAGGTCCGTGAGTATAAAGAGTGCGTTCTCACATCATTCCATTCAGCCGGAACCTCATTGAATGTTATGCCTGCAGGGGAATATGCACCTCGCAAGATCCGCCGTGTTACGATCATCGAATTTAATCACATAAGAGTTTACCTATGAAGATATTTGAGAATTACGCTATCCTTGAGGGCGAAGCCCCTGCGCTTGTAATCGAGCTGGGAAGTAACGTCGGTATAACGACTGACGCTAATGCTGATAATAGCATTGAGGTTAATCTGAAAGGATCTAAAAAAACAATGGAGTTCTACCCTTGGGGGGAACAGAATGATTTTCCGGACAAGATTCTCAAGTTATCCTATAAGAACAATGTTGTAGCATCCAATCTAGATTTCAACGCACGTATAGGTTATGGTGATGTTGTTATGCCTGTGCGGAAGGTAGTAGGTGAAGACGGACAAATAAAGCATATACCGGTTACGGCTGTTGAGTATCCGGAAATCTTTTCATTCCTTGAGGATAACAACTACTCGCTCATACAGCAGGAATTGGCCCATGACCTGACAGTACTGCAAAATGGATTTGTTGAATTCATATTCAATAAGCCAAAGACACGGATCCTACAGATACGCTTCAAAGAGGCAGCCTTCAGCCGTCTATCAGTAATGAACGATGACGGACAGATTGAATTTCATGGATACAGCGCTAAGTGGACAGAAGACACGGACAGGGACGATGTGGTTGCTACACCACTGCTTGACTATGACAATCCACTATATGATCTTAAATCCAGGCTCGGGCAGGTTCCTGGCCCTGATGGCAAGAAGAAAAAGGATAACACCAATTCCAGGTATGTGCTTCACATTGGACAGCCATCTCCAGGGAAATTCTATTATCAAAAAGCCTATTGGTGGTCCATCTTCGAATCTCATTGGTTTGACTTCGCGTGTGCAGTTCCAGAATTCAAGATGAACCTGATGAAGAACCAGATGGTACTTAAGTATCACGTGGAGATCCGCAAGAACTATTTTTCCGATCTATTCAAGTCAGAAGGAATCACAAACCCCGAAAAACAGGCTGCGCGAAAGAAAGAATTCTACCAGGATTTGGAGGACTTTCTTTCCGGAAAAGAGAATGCAGGTAAAAACTTCGTATCTGAAGTTGACTACGGAAGTGCAGGAAAGGCAACAGAAAATCACGACTTCAAGATAATACCCATTGAAAGTTTCATCAAGGGAGGTGAATATATCGAGGACAGTGAAGAAGCGAGTAACGCAATATGCTACGCCATGGGTGTACACCCGAGCCTGCAGGGAGCCAGTCCTGGGAAGAACAAGACGATCAACGGAACAGAAGCCAGGGAACTTTTCACGATCAAACAAAGTCTTATGAAACCGGTCCGCGATCTTCTTGTTCAACCTTTACGAATAGTCAAAGCAATCAACAAATGGCCGGTCGATATCGATTTCGTTATCCCCAATATTCTACTTACTACACTTGATAAAAACACCGGCGCCGAGAAACAGATCGGTAGCCCTAAATTCTAAGCATATGAAACTATTGATAAAATCTGTTGAAGAGCTTCAGAAATACATCCGGATAAACAAGTCTGCTGATTTCACAACATACCGTACTTTCATCGTTGATGCCCAGGTAAAGTACATACACCGTTTTTTCGATGAGGAGCTCATTGATGTATTGGAGGATACTGATCCTCTTTTCGAATTAATCTGCCGTTCTTTGGCACCGTTCTCAATGGCTATGTCCACCGATGAGTTCTCAATTAATTTTGGAGAATCCGGGCATACTGTTACTCGAACTGTTAATAATGCACCTGCAAGCGACGCAAAGATCGATCGGGCAAAATCGAGCCTGTTGGAACGTGGATGGGATAACCTGGATAAGGCATTACAGTATGCAATCGACAAGAAAGAAGAATATCAGAACTGGACAAAAATAGATGAATCAAAAACAAAACTATTCTCCAGTGCCAGGGAATTCCAGGATAAAGGAATGGTGGATATCTGTTACAGTTTTCTGACGTTCTACCACCTGAGGTTATTGATTCAGCGTATTGAAAAAACAGAGACATTCATGTTGCTACCTTCAGACCTCAGGATTCAATATGAAAGTGAACTAATTCCAGAAAAATTGCTTTCAGCTATGCAAGCGTACACCGGCTCACGTGTAGCATCCCTCCACACCTCTATAAATACCCGATCTCAGCGAGCTCATCCCGGTAATGCTATAAGCGCTAAAGCTGAATTCAAGCCAGTTATTCGCCCATTATATGAGGATCTCTCTGAAACAGGCAATTATTTCGAAATACAGGTTGATTTCTGGAAAAATCAGATATCCGAAACATTGATCGAGATGGATAAAATTGAACCTGACGCATCCACCCTGAAGTGGAATTCTGCTGATAGAAGAATATTTGTTGCTGGAGCAAAAAGATCGTGATATGAAACACATTACAATCCATGACAGCATATATGAAGTACCTGGATCCTGGAACGATCTGTCCCGTGAACAACTACACACCCTGGTCAAGCTAACTTTTCGTGAAGGATTATCAACAATCGAACTGCAGCTGAAATTTTTCCTGTTTTGTGTTGGTGGTTCTGTCAGGATGAATATCGCAAACGGCCTTTTCACAATCAGGACCTGCAAAAGCAAGCATGCCTTGTTTGCTGACGAGCTCACAACCATATTGACTGCTTTCGACTGGCTTTACCGGACAAATGAGAAAGGAGAGCATGAGATCTCCCCGAAACTGATCATCAATCATCACAAGAGGATCCGTAGCGGATGCCGATACTTGTATGGACCAGGTGATGCCCTGGATAACATCACATATGATCAATTCGTTTGGCTTCAGACCTGGCAAAGCAGGGTGAAAGACGATCCATCAGTACTCGATGAGCTGGTGAATGTGATCTACAAAACAAAGTCAGGTGATCAGGACGTGAAGAATATTAAGCATCTGAACCACGTAATTAAGACATCTATTCTATGGTTTTATCTGGGCACCTTACAATTTCTAGAAAGCCGGTTTCCGAACGTCTTTACATCAAGTGGTGAATCTTCGGATAGTGTGTTCGACTCACAACAGAAAATCATAGACTCCCTAGCTGAAGGTGATGTGACGAAAAAAATGCAGGTACGTGAAAGCCTGCTCTATGATGCCCTCTATTCAATGGAGATGGCTGCATTAAGAATGAAAGAGTACGAAAAGAAAAATAAGAAGTGATATGTACAAACATTACGAATATTGCGAGGCAATTGCACGAAAGTTAAAATCGATACAGCACACAGATACTGATCGTCATTTTTTCCGTGCAATAGAACAGAGCGAGTTGCAAGAGCTCGAACAAAACATTTCATCGGCTCATGGTATGATCATGATTGCCATTGATGGATCCTTCAGTTCATTTCAATATCAAGCGGACTCCTTGATGGAACGGCCCACCTACTCTGTAATTATCGCAAAACAGACCAAGTCTACAGATACTGATACAATATTCCAGGCAATCGATGACTCAAAGGTAGCAATGAAACAGGTCCTCTCCAGGATAATGTGTGATGCTAGATCATATAAGTACAGTTGTGACATGATTGATACTTCTTCATTTCAATTGGAAGGTTTTGGACCTATCGGGGATCTGTTTTATGGTGTGATTCTCACATTCTCAATGGCTGAGGGAGTGAACTTTAAAATAAACTCAGAAATGTGGTTGTGATATGGGCTACTGGAAAAAAGAAGCTATAAATCGGCTAGACAGTCGAAAATTAACAAATCAGATTAGGCACTCACGACGTTCCGTGAATCTTCCTTTTGAACTTTCCTTGGAAACAACATCTGAGATTGACAAATACGATAGGGCACAAGATAAAGTAGCCATGTATGAATTCAATCGTCAGGTAGAGGAATGGAGCGAAAAAAGTAAGCTTGCGCTTCGTTCATCCATAAAATCACTAGTGAGACGTGATGTTTATTTATCCGATTCCCTGAAAGCCAATATCTATTACAACAGGCAATACGGTAAAGAGGTTAACAGGGTTGGTTTTTCATTTGCCAGGGAAGGAGTTTACATCCATAAAGGAGCTGGCCGCGGACAAGGTGGTGTTATCGGTGGACGATGGATCGACAGGTACGGCCGGCAAAAATCACGCTCTGATGAAAGTGCTGGATTGCAGGGACAAGGTAAGAGAAAACCAATCATTTGGTTTGATCCAGTCATTGAAAACCGACTGCCGCAACTTGCAGATCTGGTTGCCGATTATTCAGCCACAATGCAGATCAACGCTACAAACCTGTTCATCGATCAATGACCTTATCTGTCCTTTGATTAAGGAAAGTAAAACATGAAATTTGAAGTAAAAAATGAATAATAACTCTACTAACATCTATGAAATGGAAGATTTTATTGAACGATTCAAAGAGTTAATCTGGATTGTAATAACAGCAATTGGATCACTGTTATTACCAATTCGTGAAATCCTCATCCTATTATCACTAGGCTTCGTCTTTAACATTGTCACGGGTATCGTTGCAGACATTCATGTTAACAGGAAACAATTCAGCCTTAATAAAGCATTTAGTTCGATATCACAGGCAGCTTTTTTCATGGCATGTGTTTTTTTCCTTGATTACGGAAGCAAGCTTTTGCATGATGAGCAAATTGGACAAACATCTGTAAAGTGGCTCACATTAATTGTTTCATATTTCTATCTAGTTAACATATTTAGAAACGCGAAACAGATTTTTCCAAAGAACATGGCAATTGCATTCATATATGAATTACTGTCAACTGAGATTTTTTTACGACTTAAAGATATGGTAGGACTTAAAAAAACAAAGAATGATTAAGGCAAAGTATTTTTCAGAAAAAGAATTCAAGTTGTGTTTTCCGTCATGTTCTCTACAGAACATGAACCAAAACACGATGAATAAACTTGATGCAGCTCGCGAAATAGCCGGAATACCCCTTGTGATCAATTCCGCATACAGATCTCCTGAATGGGATCGTGCGAAAGGTAGAACCGGTACCGGAGCCCACACCCTTGGCCGGGGAATCGATATACGTTGTAACACGGACGGCAATCGACATAAACTCGTTTCCGCATTAATGAAAGCGGGTTTTACTCGAATTGGCATTGCGAAAACCTATATACATGCGGATGATAGTCCGAAACATTCACAGGAAATAATCTGGTTATACTAATCATACTAATCATATGAAAAATGGACATGGCAGACATATTTTTATTTCCGTATTGCTTTGCATTCTTGTTATTGCACTTTTTTCAACGTGTAGAAGTCGAAAAAATGTCGTTAGAACTGAAAGCAATCAGGCAAGAACTGAGCGCGTTGAAACCAAAACAGACACTTCTCGCACAATCATCAAAACTCAGGAAAATCTGGATGAAACGGTCAGCATTTCAGAAACAACAGATCGCGAAACAATTCATCTCGACGATTCTGGACGAGTACGAACGATTGTCAGAGAAAGTGTCAAAAAGGAAACCGGGCAGCGACGGACTGATCGAGGACAGGGATCTGTTGTTTCCATAACCGGTAAATCAGATTCAATTACCTCACAGGAAACGTTGAATGCAACGTCTCAAGAAAAACAAGATATTAAAACCGATTCGCGTCCCGTCCAGGGGGCAGAATGGATGTGGGTAATTCTCTCAATAGGTACAATAGCAGCGATCGCTATTTTATTTTTTCTCAAAAAAGTAAAATAACTCATATATAAACTGATTATGGCAATAATTCAACAGCCGGATGCCCTATCCCTTTCCGGTAATCTAAAAAAATTCATCGTCAGTTCCGGAGAAACGGTTTCGTTTGTACTGAAAGACGGATCTACTGTCTTGCTCGACGCGACCTATGAGCCCGGATCCGATAGCCGTGTGACGATTGATGTCCAGGACATCGTTGAGTCCCGCCTCTCGTTTCTTATTACTCACGAAAATTTTTATCAACAGCAGAACGTCGTTAAAACCTTTACGGCGGTTATAGACGGAACGGAATACACGTTCCGCGCCATCAGAGCGGGTGTCGCTAATCTGGGTGACACCCCCGGGAATTGGCTTAAAGGAAACTTCCTTACCTGGCAGCCCACATCCAAACCGGTTACTTACTACTCCCCTGAGTGGCTCACATACTACGCTGTAGAAGCATGCACGATTAAGCTGAAGGCAACCTTCCCGGACAACACGGAACAAACTGTTACTATCGGCTCTTGTGAAGTCGGGAAGGCCTTCACGTGCAATCTTCAGTACGCTGTTGTGGCAGGCCTGCTCGGACAACTTTATCCGTCCTATTTCGAAGTTTGGGCCGAAAACGCTGCCGGAACACGGCTTACATACATACAGCGATATCTATACAGTGAGCCAAAATCGGAACTGGAACAATGGTTCCTTTTCGAGAATTCCCTGGGAGGCCTCGATACCATCCGTGCCTATGGCGATACCGATTTCGAAGGCGATCACGTGCACAATATCTCGTCCATCGACGGCACGTCGTCCGAATACCGGATCGATACAAAACGCAGTTACAACCAAAATACAGGCTATTTAAACGAATACGAACGTCGTTGGTTGCTCGATTTCTTTCCATCGCAAAATAAATTCGTACATTCGGCCGGTGCCATACGGTCCGTAATTGTAACAGATAGCGATGTAAAGTACACGGCATCCGACTTGCCGTCATCCTATAATTTCAAGTACCAGTTTTCCGATGACTCTGCTGGTTTATTGAACCTGATCCGGAATGAAGATCAAATTCCTGAAGTAATAACCATCCCAGACCTTGATTCGCCGGATTTTTCTTTACCCCCTCGGCTGTCTGAATATCCTCGTGTTCAACTTCACGGGGGGGTTATCATCCCAGCATTTGATCCAAACAGTAGCAATCCGACTGTTACTACATTAGCTGCGATTATTGCTTCTGCTATAGGAGAGACAATTGATCACATTCCGGGTTCAGAATCCGGAGGGCAGTTGGTAAAAATACTGAAAACACTTGATGAGTCTCCCGCTACTGATGAAAACGTATTTTCATCATTAAGGGTGATAGCTGAGATTCTAAAAAACAATGAAACTTTCAAAGATTTATATTTATCGAAAAGAAATGACGATACAGCACAAGGTATAATAAAATTCATTAAAGGTATCGAGATAGGAGCTTTCACAACCGGGCCTCTTGGTGCTGGAGCATCACTAAAGATGGAGAACGGTGTTTCACGGTTGGAGGTAGATCAATTGGATGTTCGCATGCGTGCAACATTTAGAGAGTTAATTATTGAATCATTAAAACACATTGGCGGGCAATTGATTCTCTCTCTTGCGAGAATGAAGTGCAACAAGGTAGTTGATGGCGGAACGTATTATAAATGTTACTTCGATACGGGAGACGGCAAGGTGTCTAACGAGTTTGTGGCTGGAGATCAGGCAAGGTGTCAGGTGTTCACGGGTTCGGGTGTTAAGATGTACTGGAGGCTGGTTACTTCGGTCGGAACTGACTGGATAAACCTTTCAAAGACCGACGCAATAAGTGGAAGTTCAATCCCCGAAGCTGGCGACGATATAGTCCAATTAGGGCACAGGACAGACACGACAAGACAAAATGCACAAATCCTCTCAACGGTTGGTGCGGACGCTCCGAGTTGGAAGCAATATAAAGGAATTAACGCTTTTTCATTGGAGGGAAAAGACACGACCGTATTTTCCGGTACTGGTAATAAGATAGACGGAAAGACCGTGTTCATGTCAAGCGGGGCAAATGTGGAGGATGGGATTAACTCAAAAAACTCAAACTACAGCTCACAACCGACTTCTTACAAGGCAAACGATACATGGACGCTTTCAGCAGATACAACAGTTAACGGAACACTCTATAAAAAAGGGTTTATATTAACGGCGACGCAGGATAGTTCGATATTCGTTGAAGCGCATTGGGTGAAGAGAGATGCCTACACGGACGATACAGCGGTGAAAAATTTACAGATTGGCGGAGACAACCTGTTAAGGAATGCCGGGTTTGTAGGTGATTTCGCATCGATAGAACTCGACAGCCAACAGACAATAGAGGCATCTACCGAACTTTTTAACAACAGACTTGCATACTGGGAACAAACAGGAACACTTACAATTGTTGACGAGCCGCTTGCCAAATACGGAAAAGCTATAGTCATGAATGGCTCAATCTCGCAGGCGGTACAATCCATATCCAATGATAAGTACAAATTCAGGGTAAAAGGGAAAGGAAATGTGTCGGTATCTTTTTCGGGCAACACAAAAACAATAGACCTTGGAGATACATATACGGAAATAGAACTTGACTTTAAGGGAGACGGATTACTTTCTCAATTCATCATATCTTCTGAAAATGCCACAATCTTCAATCCAAAATTAGAGAGGGGAACTGTGGCTACGGACATGTCACTGCACCACCTGGATGAAAATCCGGCATTTGAGAGACTGTTATCGTACCAGTATATACTTGATGCTATTGGAAACGGAAGCACAAGCATTCTAGGCGGTCTTATCCTTACCTCAATGATCCAACTTGGCAAGTACAAGGACGGCGTGATGGAAAAGGTAAACGCAGGTATAAGCGGAATATACAACAACGATAACGACCCTGCCGTATGGGCTGGCGGAACGATGGAGATGGCGATAAGGACGGTTCAGAAATTCATCGCAAATCCGAATTATCAACCCACCGAAGCCGAATGGGCTGAAATGGCAAAGATTGTTTTCACCCACGGTGGGGATGGATTTTTCAGGGGATACATATACGCTTTGGGAGGGTTCTTCAGAGGCAGGATTGAGAGTAATGTTGACGGAAATAGGATTATCGTAAACCCAGAAAACAGGTCTATCGAGATGATAAACAGCCAAAACAGACTTTCAGGACAAATTTTCTTTTCAGAGGGCAGCGGATGGGGTGCTGTTCAATTTTACGACTATCACGCAAATGGAACACTAAAAACCGTCGCTGCGCTTGATTTGGTTAATGGGGTTTACTTTAGCGAGTATGCGGATGGCAACCCTGTTCCGGTAAAAATCACATACAACAAGAACGGGCAGATACAAAACGGAGGTATTCCGAGCATGACGGATGCGCAGGCCGATACGCTACTTGTTAGCGGTGAATGGTACAGAGACGGAAGAACAATAAAAATTAAACCATAATGGACAGTTTAAACACAATACTAAATTCGGGGACATACGGGGAGAACGTATCGAGACACAACGACAATAATAGTAAAATAAAGCAGGCTATCACTACGCTCGAAAACGTGGCAATAGCAAACAAGGGTTATTTCGATACATTAGCCTCGTTACAGGCGGCCTTCCCGTCGCCAAAAGCGGGCAATATCGCTTACGTTGCAAACGTGGCTTCATCGACAGGATACTACATATATAACGTTGTTTCGGGAGTGTGGACGGCGACCACAACAGAAGCTCCTGCGGTCGGGGTAGAAATAAGCAACTATGCACAGCATGGTTATTCATCAAGCCCGAAAACTCTTAAGCAGGTGGATGATGAAGTGATTCAATTAGCTGGCGGTTCGACTAAAACTTTAAAAAATGTTGAAGACGAAATAGTTCAATTAGCAGGCGATGTTAGCCTTAATACGGTTATGGCAATTGAGAAAAATAATTCCATTCGGGACATAGAGCAAGCTCTATCAAAGCCAAAAA